TAGACTTGTTTACAAACTCACGTGAAAACAATTTAGTTATCATGGGTAAAACTAACTCTGATACAGTACAAGGTTTTAGATATCTTAATGTAGGTGACAAACGTCAGCAATCAGCATGGTTTAAATGGAAATTTAACAATCCGTTACTATATCACTTTATTATAAACGACGAGTACTATTTTTTAGATACTGACAATTTTTTACAAAGTGTAAGATTAGTACAAACTGAATCAGATCCAGCTATAGTTCAAGATAATGTAGATTTCTTACTACATATAGATAATTATACAACCATAAGTGGTGGTAGTTTTAGTGCATCTACAAACCTAACTACATTTAGTAGTGTTAGTTGGCTACCTTATGTAACCACACCTAACTATGACCTAGTTGTTATAGATACTAATACTAACTCTGCACGTGTAGGTAGATATGGTAAACCTACATCTACAGGTACAACTAGCTTTACACTACCGGGAGACTGGTCTAGTGCAACACTAACAATAGGATACTTATACGAGTACAGCGTAGCGTTTCCTACATTCTATCTTTCACGACAATCTGGAGAAGCTAACAGAGCTGATGTTAACTCATCACTTGTAGTTCACAGAGTAAAGTTTCACTTTGGTAAGATAGGTCTATATGAAACTACTCTTTCACGTATCGGTAAAACTGATTACACAGAAGTATATGAATCTACAGAGCTAGATGAGTATGATGCGTCAGATGCACCTTACCTAGAAGAATTTATAAAAACTGTGCCGGTATATGAAAAGAATACCAACGTAGATATTACACTTAAATCAAGTCACCCAGCACCATCCACGCTACGAGCTGTGTCATGGGAGGGGGACTACTCACCCAAATATTACAGACGTGTCTAAATTAGATCAATACGTACACCCAATTACAGAGGAGGCTGCCAAAGAGGTGGCCTCTCACCTACGCCCAGATGACCTCAGAGAGGTCGTAGAAGGCCATGGGCTAGATCCTATGGACGAACTACTACGAGTGGCTAGAATTGGCTCTGCTGTGTATTTCACAGTACCAGACGGCAAGACTGCCGGACTAGCAGGAGTCGGAGAAGGTGGTGAAATATGGATGCTATGCACTCCAGCTATTCACGACTTTCCAATTACATTTGCAAGAGAAGCTAAACGGTGGGTCGATAGCCGTACTGAGCCTCTATTGTGGAACATAGTAGACTGTAGAAATACAGTACATTTAAAATTACTCAAATTTTTAGGCTTCAAGTTTTTACGTAAGTTTAAACATGGACCAAACAATTTATACTTTATAGAATTTTGCCGTGTGTGCACCAGATCCTAATGCGGGTAGGCGTGAAGCTGCCCGAGTCGAAAATAATAGACGACATGCCGAGTTTAACGCTGACTCTATTAAACAATGGAATAAAGAATCTAGCTTTAAAGATAACATAACAACGATTCGTGGTCTAGGTAGATCACGTGATTTAGCTGACTTTCAAGAGTTTACTAAAAACGCTGAAGGTCAAGCTTTGTTAGGTAAAGAAAACTTAGCTAGACAATACTTTCAAAATCAAAAAACAAACGAAGGTAATAGATCAACTCGTTTCGGTGGCAAAGCATCATCTGATTATTTTGCTAAGATTGCAAAGATAGACAGAAAAATGTATCAACTAGCTACTGTAGGTGAGTCTAAGATTCAAACTAAAATAGGTAGAAGACAGGATGCCATGATTAAACAGCAACATGCTAACTTAGGCATGGGACCACAGTTTGGTATGCCTACTATGTTACCTCCTAAAGATAGAGCTGGTCAGTTAATGAACAGTCTAAGCTTTGGCTTAAATATGGCTACTGGAATTATGGGACTGTTTCCAGCCAGTGACGTTAGACTAAAAGATAATATTAAAAAAATAGGTCAATCCATTGATGGATACAATATATACAAATTTAGATACCTTGATTCTACTAAAGAGTTTATTGGGGTAATGGCTCAAGAAGTACAGGCTAAAAAACCAGAAGCTGTTGTTAAACTAAACAACGGTTTTTATGGTGTAGACTATAGCCAACTAGACGTCGACTTTAAGGAGGTAGCGTAGTGGATTCAAACATGTTTAATACAGCTGACACTAACTACATGGAGATAGATCCTAAAGGTGACATGGGTTTAGCTGCTAATAAAGCAATTACTGATGTTGTTGCTAAAAACAATAGACAGTATAACCTTAATGCTCAAACAGCCGTTGCGTTAGCTAATCAAAAGAGTCAAAACTTTATGAAGCTAGGACAGCTGGTAGGTCAGATAGGTGAGTTTGCTGGTAAAGTAAGAGCTTACAACGAAGATAAAGACAAGCTTAATGCTATTAAAAAGTCTGCGGAAAAAAGTCAAGAAGCAATAAAAAACCAAAACCAAAAGCTGCAAGATATAAGCATTGAACAGAACAAAGATTTATTTAATCCGAGTAATGAAACTAATGTTAATTTTAAAAAAGCAAACGACCTAGCTTTATCAGATCCAGCTACTAAAGCTTTAGCAGTAGAAAGTAACGCAGCTTACACAGAAGGTATGCAGTTAGCATTTAAAGCTGACGAAGACTTTAGAGTTACTAACAGTCTAGATGCTGGACTAGAAGGTATTGCTTTGTATCAAACATTAGGTGTTCCTGACTTTGAAACAAAAGGTGCTGCTACAGTTGATGCTCTGGGTAAAAACTATCAAGGTTATTTATCTGCTAATCAAGACTTTAAAGTGCCAACAGAATACGGTATGATAAGTTTAATGGACGCTAAAGCATCTGGTCAAATAGGACAACTTGATGCAGTTAAAGCTTTTCATGAAGGAGCTTTCTATCATACTGCTGGTGTTTTTGGTGGTAAAAATAAACTTAGTAATGCAAACATACTTAAGCTATTAAAATCTACACAAAACACAGATAAAATAGAGCGTACACAGTTTGTTAACGAAACATTTGCTCAGGCTAAGAAAGATTACGAAACTAAACGACAGTCAGACTTTGCGTCTGCTGCTAAAGTAAACCCTAAAGAAGCTTTATTTGGTACTGATGGAGACCCTCTGTCTGGATCAATAGCTAAACTACAAAAGCTTACGGGTAGTAAAGATACAACTAAAGCATTAGAAACTATCTACTCAGACATAGCTGTACTAACTGAAAAACGTGAACTTACATCAACAGACCTAGCAGCTATAGCTAATATAAATGGTATATCAGCACGTGATGGTTCTGGTAAGAAGACACTGCAAGAACTATTTCCTGGCTTTCATGCTAAAATAGAAGGATTAGCTGGTAGACAGTTACGAGTAGAAACACAAGAAAAAGAAGCTAAGAATATAGCTAAAGTAAATGAAGTTGTAGATGCAGCAATAGAAACTTTAGATCAAACAGATGCTGGTGCTACTGAAGTACATTTAAAAGCTGAAATACAAAACGCTAAAAACATTTTAAATAACGCTGGTGTAGACGTGTCTAAGGATGGTAACTATTATAGATACTTTAATCGTCTTAATAATTATCATACAAAAGATGATCAAGTTGATGATGCTACAATTCCTATGATTGACCATGCTATACTTAACAAAGAGTTTCCAACTGCAACGGCTTTAATTAAAACTCTTAATGACCCTAAAGTTGCTGAAGAAAAAACTAAAGAATTAAAAGGCTACGATGTCTTTGAAAAAAATAAAGAAACTTATAAAGCTGGTAAAAAAACCTTAACTGATTACATAGATACTAACACAGGTATTACAAATACTACTGCTACAGGAAATATTAAAAATAGTGTAATCTCTGCTAATGCTGTAGAACACTATGACGAGCAAATATTAGAGTTAGTTAAAAAAGGTGTACCATTTAAAAGTGCTCAACAACAGGCATTTAACTTTATAAAAGATAGACTTGACGGAGAAGCAGTAGGTGCTGGTAAAAACGAAAGAGGTGCTGGTGTAAAAACTAAAGCCGGTGTTAATTTAAATTTTGGTGAATACTATCTAAAAGGTGGTAAAGGTGCGTATGAAGGTAGTAGGGAGTATAACACATCTCTGGCTGCATACAAAGCTTCTAAAGCTCTTAAAGATCCTAACACTAAAAATGACTGGTTGTCAAATCCTAATGTACACGAGTATGAACCTGTACACGAATTACTAGAGTATACAAACGGTGGTAAAATACCAATGTACTACATAGAAGCTAGTAAAGATTTAAGGTTTACTACAGCTCATGACTTAATGAACAAACGATTAGAAGCACTAGGTTATAATGAGGAAAAAGGACGATTAAGAGCTGACGTCATGAATGACATGCCTAACTCTCTTGTTAAAAAGTTACTGACCTATATGCCTACTCAAACGAAAACTGGTAGAGCTTTATATGAAATGGATCCAAACGAACGTAATAGTTTTTTTGCAAATTATCTAACTAAAACTAGAAACGCACAGTTTGGTAATGTATCAGCTACAAATAAAGCAAAATTAGATTTTGAAAATATACCTATAAATCAAACCTTAAATGCAGCTGTACAACATGGTTATGGATTTAATGGTTTTGGTAGATATAAAATCCTACCTTCAGATATACGAAAACTAGAACAAATCTCTGGTTTAGATTTTAACGTAGATACACTAAACGAAACTAATCAAAAACTTTTAATGACTGCACAAGCAATGCACAACTCCGGGCTAAGTAATTACTTTAGTACTGGAAGAATAGATATGGGCAGCCTTAACGAATTAGATATGCTAGGTGTCTATGACGATAAAGATGTACATAATCAACCATTTATGTCTACACCAGAACTTATAGACGAGTTTTGGTTTACTGACTATGGTGATATGATAGACTACGGAGAATAAAATGGAACCAGATCAAATAAATATAGATCAAATTGTCAACTCACTTCCAGACGATGACGCTCCAACAGCTGATATTTTATCACCAGAACAAATCGTATCAGAAAACGAAGCTGTTGATGAAGCACAGGTTGCATACGAACAAGAAATAGAACAAGAAGCATCTGAAGATCCTAGAGACAAAGAAAACTGGGGTGTTAGAGGACTTGTAAAAGAAGCTGGTTCTATTATATCAGGTGGTATACAAGATACCATGTCTTCTATTAGCACATTCCCAGAGCGTACAGTAGATGCGTTGTCTGGTGAAATGCAAAGAGAAAAAGAAGAAAAAGGCTATTATCAGCCAGAGTTTGACCCATTCGGTGGTGGTGATAATCCAATTATTACTAAAACATGGTGGGGTAAACTAGCAAGAGGAGTTGTACATTTTGGTACACTTGCAGGGGCATCAGTATTAGCAGCCAAAGGTGCTGTTGCAGCAGGCATACCACTAGCTGGTACAGCCGCTGCTAAATTATTAGGTGCTCCTAGCTTAGTACGAGCTGCTGGTATTGGTGCTGTGTCTGATCTTATATCAAAAGAGTCAGACGGACACAATGCTTTAGGCTCATTACGTGATCACTATGGTTGGGCAGATACACCACTAAGTACTAAGGACTACGACCATCCTATTATGATGAAAGTAAAAAACATCGTGGAAGGTATGGGTATAGGTCTTGTATTTGATGGAGCTACTATGCTTATCGGTAAGGGTGCACGTGGTGCTAAAACTAAAATAGGTAAGCGTCAAAGCAGCATAGATTCACAAAAACTAGCAAAAGGTCTAGAAGAACTCAGACAAAATGAGTCAAGATTTAGAGCTAGTAAAAATGCTATGCTTTCAGAAGCACAACAGGGTGCTCCTTTATCTAAAGACGATCCATATGATATATGGGAAATGCAGAAAAAGGTGCGTGAAAACTGGGGAGCTGAAGAAGGTGCAGCTGGTAATCCAATAACTAACGTACAAAGATCTAGAGCAGCTGAAAATGCTGGTGTAACAGAAGAAGTAGTAGATGAAGTACTACGTAGTTTATATAGTAATAACAAGTATCAGGGTATTATTGACGAGGTTAAACGTAATAGACTATCCTTAGTTGATGTATTTGGAGATGCTATAGCTGCACACCAACGTATTACACTTGGTAGAAATGCAGCAGATATGTCACCTCAAGAATATTTAAAAGAAATTTTAGAAGCCACTGACGCATATTCTATTACTGATATAGACGGCAACCTTGTAGACAGCGTAGAAACTATCACAAGTAAATATGTTGTCGTAGCAGATATGGTTGTAGGTACATTATTACAACAGGTACGTGATCTAGGTATTGCTGGTAGAGAGTTAAAAGACTTTGTAGACCTTGCAGATACAGATGGTCCACTAGAAGCTATACGTGATACTATATTTGTAGCGATGACGGAAGCGAAAAAAGCTAGAATTATAAAGTCACAGAACTTTAGAGAGCTGGGTGCTGGGGTAAAACGTAACTATCTGACTAAAACTCTAACAAAAGAGATGGCAGATACACGTGAATCTATACAAACTATATTAGATATAGCTGATGGTAGCGATGATAATGAATTACTCATGGCATTATTTGAAGCTTTCTCTTCTATGCAAACAGTTAACAGTCTAGATGACTTTGACGCATGGGCTAGAAAGATGATAAAAGGTGGTGAAATCGAAGGTAAAGCACAGGCTGGTGCGTTAATAAGAGAACTACAGGGTGTTATGACACATAGTGTTCTAAGCTCTCCTAAAACACCATTACGTGCTATAATTGGTACAGCTACTCATACCTTCTTACGTCCTATGAACCAGACCCTAGGTGGTATAATACGTTATCCATTTACTGGAGATACTAGAACTATACGTACAGGTCTTGCGTCTATGAACGCTATGATGGAAGCTATACCAGAATCTTTTGAGTTGTTTAAAACAAGACTTAACTCATACTGGTCAGGTGATCTAGCAACTATAAAAACTAGATTTTCTGAATATACACAGGGCGATGCTAACTGGGAAATACTACGTAGATGGGCTGAAAGTGACCGTGCTAGTGCTGGTGATAAAGCAGCATTTAGAATGGCTAACATGGCTCGTGCTATGAATCATAACAGCTTGCTGACATACTCTACAAAGGTTATGGCTGCAACTGATGATGCGTTTGCACATATACTAGGTAGAGTTAGAATGAGAGAAAAAGCTCTTATATCTGCTATGGACCAGATGGCTGGTGGTAAAATAAAATCATTTGATAATATATCTCCACAGCTTATACGATCATACGAAGACTTTTTTTATCGTGATATTTTTGATGCTGACGGTAACTTAACTGATAAAGCAGCACAGTTTGCACGTAAAGAAGTTACACTTACACAAGATCTAAAAGGATTTGCAGCAAACCTAAACTCTGTATTTCAACAGAACCCTTGGGCTAAACCTTTCTTTTTATTTGCTAGAACAGGTGTAAACGGATTAAAACTTACAGCTAAACATACACCCGGATTTAACTTCTTAGTCAAAGAGTTTAACGACATAGCGTTTGCTAGACCCGGAGATAACTTAGAAGCATTAGCTCAGTATGGTATTTACAGTCCACAAGATCTTATCAACGCTAAAGCACTACAAACAGGTAGATTGGCGATGGGTTCTAGTTTAGTCAGCATGGCTACATGGGCATGGATGACAGGTAGAATGACAGGTAACGGACCAGTAGATAGACAAAAACGAGGACAATGGTTAGATAGTGGTTATCAACAACGCATGATTTACTTTGGTGACGTTGGTGTTAACTATGATTCATTTGAACCATTTAACCAAATTATGTCTATGATAGCTGACATAGGTGACGCAAGTTTACTTATGGGTGAAGAATGGACAGAAGATAACTTATTAAAAGTATCTTTACTACTATCTCAAGGTGTAACAAGTAAATCATATTTAGCAGGCTTACAGTCATTTGCTGATTTGTTCGGTGGTAAACCGGGTCAAGCTAGTAGAATTGTAGCAAGTTTTGCTAACAACCAATTACCACTTGCTGGTATACGTAATGATTTAGGTAAAATATTTACACCACATACAAGAGAACTTAACTCTGGTATTATTGACTCCGTACGTAACCGTAACTTGTTAAGCGAAAATTTAACTGGTAGACCTTTACCTATAAAATATGACTTACTTAATGGTAAGCCTATTAAAAATCACGACTTTATAACAAGAGCATACAACGCATTTATTCCTATAAACTTTAACTTAACACCTAGCTTAGGCAGAGAATTTCTGTTTAGAAGTGGATATGACATACGTTTATCAGTATTGTTTTCTCCTAATGGTGATGACCTAACTGATAGCCCTGAGTTACGTTCTAAGTTTCAGCGTGAAATAGGTCAAGAAGGACTCGAAGTATTACTTAGCAGACTTGCTAAAGATCCTAAAATTATAGCATCACTAGACTTAATGTACAATGATATAGATTCTGGCAGAAGGTCAGAGTTTGATCCTAAAGACTACTACCATAATATAATGATAGGTCGACTATTTGATTCAGCTCGTAAAGCTGCGTGGAACAGAGTCTTACAAGATGAAGGTGCTGTTTTACTTGCTCAAGAACGTGCAGACAAAAAACTTAGGAAACAACTTAAGAAAGAAGAAAGTGCAAATATAACAAGTTCGCAAAACATCCTCAACATTTATAAATAATGGCAACAACATTCGTAGATTACACTGGGGATGGAAATGCGACCAAAGCGTTTTCTTTCCCTTCATACAAAGTAGAAGATATTAAAGTTAAAGTTGATGACGTCGTAAAGACATCAGGCAACCACTATAATATAACTAGCTACACAACAACTGGCGGTGGTAACGTAGTATTTACTGCCGGCAACATTCCAGCAAGTCCAGCTGATATTCACATATATCGTGATACAGATGTAGACAGTGCTAAAGCCACCTATACAGCAGGGTCGTCAGTCAAGGCAGGCGATCTTAACAATAACCATACTCAACTATTGTATGCTTTACAAGAAGAGCAAAATCAACCAGTAAGAGTAGGTAAGATTAAAGATAATGCAGTTACATCCTCTAAAATTTTAGATGGAACAATAGTCGAAGCTGACCTAGCAAACTCAGCCGTAACTCAAAATAAATTAGATACCAATTCCGTAGGAACTCCAGAACTAATTAATGGTTCTGTGACCTCCGATAAAATTGATAATGGAACTATTGTTAATATTGACATAAGTCCAAGTGCAGCAATAGATGCTTCAAAAATAGTTTCAGCAACAGGTTCAGTAGCTGGTACTATGTCAGCGTCTGATAAAGCAAAACTTGATGGAATAGAGTCTGGAGCTAAAGATGATCAGACAGCAGCAGAAATCAAAACACTGTTTCAATCAAATAAAATCACAGATTCTGAAATAACAACAGGAACTTTAGATAATAGATATTTTACAGAAACTGAATTAACAGGTGGTGCATTAGACGGGAGATATTTTACAGAAACTGAATCTGACGCTAGATACTTTAACGTAAGTTCTGGAGACACTATTAAAGATGGTGATGCATTTCCAAACAACGATACAACGATTGCTACAACCGCAGCTATCAATGACAGAATTATAGATATTCTTGATTCTACAGGTGGTTTTGTACCTTTAGGTAATGAAACTTTAATACCTGAGTTTCACCCCGAAGTAGAAAATACAGATGTTCTAAAAAGAGTTGGAACAATAATTTCTATTGGTGTAATATCTAAAACTGGAGGATATACAACAGCTAATGGTAGAAGATCAGGAACTACTGTAACTATTAGTGCTAGCGATTTAACAAACCATTCAAACAACGCTTTAATTACCGATTGTAGTGTTGACTTACCAGAAGGGTTCGGTGTCTTAGTGGAGACAACAGCACAAAATAACACACAGTATTTAACTAATCCTACATTTAAGTTTCACAGATTAGTACCAAAGTCAACTGAGGTTACAACTGTAGCTGCTAATACAACTCAAATAGGGACTGTACATACAAACATAACTCAAGTACAAACTGTACATAACAATATTACTGACATCGTAGCTGTTGCGGCAGATGCAACTGACATTGGTGCAGTAGCTGGTAAAGCAACAGAAATAGGCAGACTTGGTACAGCCGATGCTGTAGCAGACATGGCAATACTTGGCACAACAGATGTTGTTGCTGATATGGCGATTCTTGGTACAACAGATGTTGTAGCAGACATGAATACTTTAGGTACTGCTGATGTAGTAGCTGATATGAATACGTTGGCTACTGCCGATATTGTCAGTGACATGAACGCACTTGCTACAACTGACAACATTACAGCAATGGATACTTGTCGGGACAATATTGCAAGTATTAATAATGCGTCAACTAATATATCCTCAGTAAATAACTTTGGAGATAAATACCAAGTAGCATCTAACAACCCATCAACTGATGGTGGTGGTAATGCACTAGCAGAAGGTGACTTATACTTCAACACTTCTGCTAATGAACTTAAGGTTTATAATGGTAGTGCTTGGCAAGGTGGAGTTACAGCTAGTGGTAGTTTTGCATCTACAACAGGTAATACATTTACTGGAGATAACAGATATAACGACAGCGTAAAAGCTCTGTTTGGTACAGGGTCAGATTTACAAATCTATCATAATGGCTCAAACTCATACATAGCTGATACTGGTACAGGACGTTTATTTGTGCCTAGTAGTCATATTCAGTTTAGAAATGCTGCTGATACTGAAACTGTAGCACAATTTATTGAAAACGGAGCAGTAGAACTCTACTATGATAACGACATGCACTTTGCTACGACAGCAAACGGTGTAAAAACTAATGGTGATTTATCTTTTAGAGGTGATGGAGATGTTCAACAAATATTGTTTAATGCTGGTGATGGCAGTTTACAGTTTAATGATAGTACAAAATTAAAACTAGGTAATAGTAATGACCTTCAAATTTACCACTCAGGTTCAGAGTCATTTATTGCTGATGAAGGCACAGGTGGAATAACAATTTCAGGTGGTCTATTAAGTTTTAAAAACCAAGCAAGAGATGAAACTCATGCAACTATGACTGTTAATGCTGGAGTAGAACTCTACTATGACAACGCTAAAAAGTTTGAGACTACAAGTACTGGTGTAACAGTTACCTCTAATGGATCGCAAAATGGTTTAAGTCTTGTTCATAGTAATGGTAATACCAGTGCTATTTTAAGACACGTTGGAACGGGTGATGAAGGTGAGTTTCATTTAAAAGACGGTGGTTCGACTCTCTTATATTTAAGTGGTGCTAGTGGTGGAGATTCTAATATTACTACAGGTGGTAATTTTGACCTTGAACATGATTCAGCTAAGTTAAGACTTGGTGCTGGAAATGACCTCCAAATTCACCATGATGGATCAAACTCTTGGCTAGATAATAGTACTGGTGATTTATATGTTAGAAATACAGCTAGTAACGAACACATAATTGTTCAAGCTGGTTTGGGTGGAGAAGTGCGACTGCTAGTAAATGCTGGCGAAAGTGCTTTAAGAGCATATACAAACGGAACTGCAGAACTCTACTATGACAACGTTAAAAAGTTTGAGACTACAAGTACTGGTGTAACAGTTACCTCTAATGGATCGCAAAATGGTTTAAGTCTTGTTCATA